TCGGCCTCGACCTGCCCGAAATCCGGGTAGATCCGGCCGTTGTTGAACTGGTAGAGGTGGACGCCCGGACGCCACCTGCGGATGTCGCCACACAGCCAGTACACGTCACCTACGCCCCGGTCCATCGCCGCGTAGACGACGTCCCAGAAGCCGTAGACGCAACACAGGAAGCCTGCCGCGTTGACCACGGACTGCGCTCCCCTGAAGAACTCCATGGCCGTCGGGATGTCGTAGCTACCCGCCGGGGCGTCGGCCGTGAAGGCAATCAGCTCGCCCTTGTAGTCGATCTCCTTGGCGTAGGACAGCGCCTCGCGCCCGAACGCCTCTCCGCGCGCGCGCCCGCCATCCGGGTCCCGCGTGGTCTTCTGGAAGATCAGCCAGCTGCGGATGCCCGCCGCACGCTGCGAGGCGTGCTCCTCCTTGGTGAGCGGCGCGTGCTGCTGGCCCTCGAAGTCGGCATACCGCAGCGTGAAGTCGATCGGTACCCGGCCGAACGGCGTGGCGTGCGTCTCCGCTCGCAGCGTCGTCCCAGCGAGCTGCTTCTCCGACCAGTCCGCACCGGTCGACAGGATCGGGACAGACTGGCCGTTGATACTCGCGAAGCTCATGCCGACCTCCATCGCAGGCTCATGACACCCTCAAAGTGTACCGGTACCACTACAGGTCGGTGCCGGTGTCGCCCGGGTCGCTTCCGATGTCCTCGATCACCAGGTCGATCGCGTCTCCCTTGGTGGCGTCCACGAAAATCTGCGCACCACCGACGCCCGCGATCCTGCGCACGACCAGCAGGAAGGACGCTGTCACGTCAGCCCCCGGCAGGACGGCCTGGATCACCTTGTGCTCGGCGACGTTGGTGTCGGTCTGCCTGGTCTGAATGTTGCTGCCTGGCAGAATCGTGGATGTGTCGGTGGCATCGGTGGCGTTCGTGGTGTACCGGATCCGGGCGCCGATCTCGTCGTTGTTCGACGAGGAGTCGAGGCCCAGCGGGCACGTCCAGATCTCATAGAGCCGTCCGGCGCGAAGCAGCACGTTGGAGACCCGCAGCACGGGCACGTCGTCATCGTCCGCGCTCGACGCGTTGCTGGTAGTCGTCCGGTTGCCGCGTGCGACCACGCCTCGCGCCGCGATGCAGGCCCAGGCGCTGGTCGCCCCGTCGTACTGCCAGAGCGTGTCAGAGTCGGTGGTGACCGCGAGCTGCCCGGAGTACGGGTTGGTGATCGCCGAGTTGCGATCGGCGACCGACGAGCACACCGCCGTCCCCTGCACCCGCCACGCGGTGCCGTCGTGGATCTCGACCCAGTCCCGGTCTTCCCGGTAGATCTGCATGCCGTCGTGCGCGGTGATCTCGGCGCGCTCGGTGACACTGGCGACGCGAAGCAGGCCGCCGTCACTGGACGTCTTGCGGATCATGGACTGCAGGGCAGCCGGGGAGGTGTTCGTGGCGTTGACGACCGCGCGCAGCACGGGGATAAACGAGGCGGGCAACGTCGGGTCCGACGGGGTGCCAGCGCTGTTCGACCCCTGGATCACGGCGGGCACCGCCGTGTTGAGCCCCGAGGAGTCGAACAGGTTGTCCTTCACCTGGAAGCCGATGATGTCGTATCGGTTCAGGGTTGGGCTCGACGCGGCCAGGGTGACCTGCACGGAGGCGTCGTTGGCCACCAGGTAGTCACCGGAGGCCGACGCGAACGTGTTGGCGACGACCGCGCCGCACGCGCCCATGGTGATGTTCATGCCGGACGGGTTGGCGTACACCGGCACGCGGCCGCCGAAGAAGCCCTGACGTGCGCTGTACGTGGCGGCCAGGTTGGGGATCTTTCCCAGCGTGGCCAGGTAGACGCGGTCGAGCTTCGCTGTGTAGGTGCCGCCCTGGGTGTAGCCGGGCGGGGTGAGCACGGTCATCGGCTACTCCTCAGGCGTAGGTGGAACGCCACTGCACGGTGAGCAGGGCGGCAGGGTCGTAGGCGTCGTCGGCGGAACGCCAGCGAATGGTGTTCGAGCCGGGGGCCAGGTTGAACGGCGCACCGGAGATCCGGACCGTTCCGGGCGTGATCGTGCCGGAACGGGCGTCGATCGTCACCGTGTCGGACGCGGTGAGCGTGGCCAACACCTGGAAGGACTGCCCTGTGGTGGCGTTGGTGATGATCGGGTTCAGCGCCGGACCACGCACGATGAACGTCGGCGAGGCCTCCAGGTTGCCCGTGTTGAGCGCGACCAGCTCGCCGCCGGGGCTGCTGGAGGCGCCGTAGTTCCAGCTGTACGTCTTGTCGTAGGTCCGGCCGCCCAGTAGCGCCGGGTTCAGGAGGGGAGCACTGGCGGTCTCCAGCGCCCCCGCGCGGAACTTCCACGGTGGGTTGGCGGCCACCAGGTTGAACCGCATCGTGGCCACGTAGCCGCCGGGCACGTGGCCGGTCGCGATCACCGGTTCGGCCTTCCCGACCGGCCGGGTGACGAGCCCAAGCCGTACGCCTGTCCGGTAGTCGTGTTGCTCCCACACCACAGGGCCGCGCGGTCCGCTCTGCGTCTGCGGGCCCAGCACGTAGCGCGCCTGCTCGATCGCCTCGGCCAGCGCCTGCGGGGTCGGCGCCGACAGCATGCCGTTGATCTCCAGCACCTTGGGCGCGATCGACGGAGGCCCGAGCACGCCGCCATCGCGGCCGCCCACCTGGTCGATGGGCGTGATGTAATCGGTGGTGCCCCAGTCGAGAGCGTCCGCGACCGTGTGCGTGCCGTTGGGCAGCTGGGTATTCCACCAGAAGTCGATGCCAGGCGACTCGGTGAGCAGCGGCCCCATGCGGCACCGCTGCTCCAGTCCCGTGACCGGGATGACCGCCCATGGGTTCGCTACCGTCACAATCCACCCCCGACGCCCACGAACCTGTCATTGGACTGCATGCCCTGCTGCACCGGCCCGAGTTGCACCGAGCGCAGCGACCCCGCCGAGGACAGCGAGTACGCCTGGTTGCGGCTCGTGTAGTCCGCGAACTGCTTGGCGTCCACCCCAGGCTGCTGGATGTTCGTCTGCTGGAAGACGACCGGCGCCGAGCTGGAGCTGGGCGCGCTCACGGTGCCACCAGACAGGTTGAGCGTCGTACTCACGCCGGTGCTCGTGGCGGCCAGCAGCGTCTGCCCAGCGGCCTCGGCCGCTGCGGCAATCTGCGCGGTCATCGACGCGAGGCCGATCACCAGGCCCTCTCCAGCGAACACGCCGAGCTTGGCCATCTCCTTGGACGGGGAGCTGATTCCCAGCGCGCTCTTCACGCCACCAAGAATATTCCCGCCGATTTCCTTGGCCTTGGCGATCAGGTTTCCGACCATGGAGGTGATACCGTTCAGCAGTCCGCTCAGCAAATCGCGACCGGCGTTGTAGAGTAGCGAGCCGAAGTTACCGAGCGCGCCTAGGATTCGCCCGCCCAGGCCGCTCACGAAATCGACGATTGTTCCGATTGACGTGGAGACGATCTGCCGGATTCCAGCCCAGGCGCCGGTGACGATCGCGACCAGCGCATTCCAGGCGCCAGAGAACACGGACCCGATGATCGAGAGGGCACCGGAGATCACGCTCTTAATCAAGTTCCAGGCGCCAGAGACGATGTTGACGATGCCCGACCAGGCACGATCCCAGTCACCGGTGATCACGCCGATCACGACGTCGATCACGCCGGAGATGATCTGGAGGGCGGCCTTGATCACCTCGGCGATCGCGCCGAACACCGTTGTCACCACCGGCAGCAGGGCCTGAATGGTGGGCATCAGGATATTCAGCAGAATGTCGATAAGCGGCATCAGGATGGAAATGACCAGCGAAACGACCTGAACGACCTGATTGAAAACGGGAATGAGCGCGTTGACGATAGGCACCAGCGCAGCAATGACCGGTGTGAGAACCGCGCTCAGGATCTGCGCCACCGCGTTGATCACGGGCGCCAGGGCTGTTCCCAGCTGCGCGATCAGCGGGCCGACGGCGTCCAGGATCGCGGAGATGGCGGGCATCAGTGCCGCGAGCAGCTGGCCGACGAGCTGGCCGACGGTCTTGAGCAGGCCGCCGATAGCGTTGCGGAAGTCCTCCGAGCCGGTCAGCAGGGCGAGGAAGAGCGCGACGGCGATACCGACCGGTCCGGTGAGCGCGGTGAGCGCGCCTCGCACGCCACCGAACTTCGTGAGGAGGTCGTCCACGAACGGGGCCAGCGCGCTGAAGATCGGCGCGAGGTGCGAGAACACCAGGGCGATGCCGCCCGCTGCGGCGGCGAACCCAGCGAACGCGCCGGGGGAAGAGGTGATCTTCTCGATGAAGCTCGTCAGGGTCGGCAGGATGGCCGTCAGCGCCTGGGCGAACAGCCCGGCCAGCTGGCCCACGAGCGTGCCGATCGCGGGCAGCAGGGGTGCCATGGCGCCCAGCACCTTGCCGAACGCCTGGCCCAGCGCGGTGATCCCCGGGTTGGCGTTCGTGAGAGCGCCGTTGAGTTGGGAGAACAGCGCGAGCAGGCCGGGCCCGATGCCGTCGGCGAGGTTCTTCACGATCGGCGCGAGTCCGCCACCGATCGCCAGGGCGAGCTGCGAGATGATCGGCAGGACGTTGGTCGTCAGCGCGCCGATGCCCTCGAAGAACGACGCCAGCGCCTCCTGCCCCTCCGTGCTCTTGAGGAGGTCCACGAGGGCGCTGGAGATGCGCTCCAGGCTGTTGAGCAGTCCGGCGCCCTGCGCCTGTCCAGCGGAGAACACGGCGCCGATCGCGGTGCCGAGGTTGCCGAGGATCCGGCCGAGCTGCGAGCCGACGTCCAGGGCGCGCGAGAAGATCTCCTCCAGGCGCCCCGACGCGGCGAGTCCACTGATGAACTGGGCGAACCGGGAGCCGACCTGGCCGACCGCCTCGCCGAGTCGGGGGAGCTGTGTCGAACCAGCGGCGACGATCCCCAGGATGGCCTGCGTGAACGGAACAGCGGCGGTGCGCGCGGCCTCAAACCCGGACTTGATGTTGCCGGTCGTGGTGGCCACGTCCCGGAACGCGTCCTTGGTCTGGATGAACGCGAGCACTTCCTTCGCGGTCGCGTTGATCGAGGTGGCGAGCCCCTGGAACAGGCTGCGCGCCACCGGCAGGTACTGCTTGCCGAGCAGCTTCACCTG